ATGTTGCTGTTATTGTACCATTATCCAATCCACAAGTTGTTGATTCAACACCCAAGATTGAAACACACAAACATCCCGAAACCGTGATGTTAATGTAAAACTCATTGTTAACAGGAACAGTTGAGTCATTGGCTCTTACATTATAAACGCCAGATGGTAATCCTGTCTTATAATTCCCCAATCCTAATTCAGGGTTAAACCAATCAAAAGTATATGGTGGAATCCCACCACTAGCAGTTATCAATACCGAACCTAATCCAGTCTGACAAGCTCCCGTAACATTTAAAAAATAATCAAAAATACCACCATTACCAAAAGCACCTGTTGATGGTGTGACTGTTGGAGTTACTGTTGGTGTTGGTGTTTTAGTTTGGGTTGGTGTTGGACTCGGAGAAGCGTTTGGCGTTATTGTTGGAGTCGGAGTTGTTGTCGGAGTTATTGTTGGGGTTGGACTTGGACATGGTGGACAATTACCTGAATCATCACAACCTGCCGTTAACACATATGAAAAAGTTGGATTGGTGTCAATGTATAGTGTGTCACCAGTAAATCCTGTTGTTGCAGTTGCGCACCCAACATAAGAACCACCAACACCGTAGTAATTTATTGAAAATACACTACCGTCAACATAATCGGTTGACATCTCAACATCACCTCGTCTAAAACTAAACGTAGAACCGTCACAACAATCGGTAAATGTATAAACACATTCAGTAGTATTAGATTCTGTACAAGCTCCACACGCTCCTTGTGATGTATCATTAGTGTAAGGACTAATAAATGTTTGTGCCGGTGTATTAAAAGAATTTGTACCCAAGTAAGCATAACACAATCCATCACCACTATAAACAACAGATGATATTGCAATTTGGAATGCTGCAGTATTAACTTCAAATGTTTTATAAACCGGGTCAGGGTTAGATATTCCAAAACAACAACTTACAAAGTATTTGTTAGCATATGTTGGACAAGGGTAACTACTTTCACATACTGTGCAGTTATCAAAACCAACCATGTAATCATCACCACCACTACCACTTAAACTTGTGATTTCCCAACACTCACCGTTGATAGCAATTGCCTGACCAACAGATGCTGTTGATGGGACATTTACGTCTAAAGTGGTTACCTCATCACAACAACTTGTCAATATTGCAGGTACAAAAGTTGCTGGAGGTATAATACATCCACCACCATGTTCATATACACAAGCATCACAATCTGTACCTGTACCACCTGAATAACTTGTGAAACTATTACTTAACGTATAAGTAAGAACACCGCCAGTATGAGTACTGAAAGCCTCCCAACATAATGTTCCGTAAGTTCCATCTGTTGTTGTATATGTTTGTCCAACAATAAAAGTACTATTTGACGTACCATTTACAGTAGGTGTGCAAGGTTGAATGACGATTGTCGGGTCAGAACAACAACGAAGATAAAAGAAATTACTACAAGCCATTATTCAAAACAACTAACTGAAAGATTTATACCAACTGATAATTGAACTTGTTCTGATGTATTGTTGTCAACAGACCTCAAGTTAGTTATTGTTAATTTATTACCATTTAATGTGTAAGTATACCCATATTGGTAAATTTTATACAAATTATTTATTAATGTTGTTCTCCAAGTGTAGTCAGACGGAGCATCACTAATACCATATCCTGTATAGAAAAATTCATTAATAATTGTTTGAGAACCAATAGTAAGAGTTAAATACCATTCTGATTTTACAGAGTTTTGAGTACAAATCTCAGGATTTAAATCATTTTGAGTGTAAAAATTATTAACTCTATTGGCTAATATTCCTGTGAAATTTGAAACAGTAGCATCACCATTTAACCAAGGGTAAATGAAGAACTCGGCGTAACCTGTATTACAATCATAATCAAATATATTTGAGATGATAAAACATGGTTCCGCAGGAACTGGTACAATTTGACAACCTCTTTGTCTTCTATAAACAAATTTCTGTTTGTGAAAGATTGAATTTTCAAGTCTAACACCTGTCATCCAAATTGTTGTTGCTGGAATCATTTGTTCAATTAGTTTCATCCAAAAAGGACCCAAAGCATCTACATACTCAATTAACTTTTGATAGGTATATTTGTTATTTGGAAGTCCAACAGTTTGTTCAGATTGTATGTATTTCCAAAACACACTTTGTAATGTTGGATATCCACCAGTCTTACCATCTGTTATGTACATTCTGTTTCTGGCGTTAATCATATTTTGCCAAAACGTTTGAGCGAATTCAAAGAATGTTTTCTTCTGTGGCTCAGGGTCAATGACAGTATCATCAATACCACCCGGTGTTGGGAAGTTTGCAGTATATCCCGATTCAGGAATTGGGTAATTATAGTTTCTTGATTGGTCCCAAACATCATAAGCTAAACCTTGACCTACATTCAAGAATATATCAACGTTCTTAACATTTAAAACCAATTTTTCACTATCAGTAAAATAATAAGATTCATATCCACCTTCAGTTGAAACTCTCAACCTATCATCGGTCGCAACCCAAGACTTTTGATTGTCAGGTACTTTTCTTAATTTGTAACCATCCATCATATATGGGAAGTCTGAAAATCTTTGGAGATATATTCCACCATAGGTAAATGGTTCTAATGAAACTTGGTTATCTAAATTTTGTCCTGTGTAAGTTTGATAGGTTGGTGTAAATTGGTCAGGACTTCTATGTTGTGGTGTTGATTGATACCAACCAGCCCCTTCTTGGAAAAACACCGCATTTGAACCCGTATTTGCCGGTGACTGTGGAAAACCATCATTCGCAACAGGGTAATCATTTCTTCTGATATTGACGGTTTGATAATCAGTTGTTGTTGTGTATGCCGTAAATTGTTCACCTCTAATAGAATATGTTACAGCACCATTTAAAGTTGGTGTTTCTGTCACATAGGTACCACCCGATAATGATGCCCATTGGGTATCAAAATTGACCATATTAATTCTTTGGTCGGCTAAATAAATGAATTCGTTATAATCAATTAACGCATCAGGTGCACCAATTAATCTTAATAAAAATTCAACAGATTTTCTTGTTCCCTTACTTTTGAAAAGATATGCGGAATTCAATATCAAATTTCTATAGAATTGGTAATTTAATTCTGTTGGTGTTTGAGACCTCGCATAACCAGGGTATTCTGTTATGGTTGTTCCAAAAACACTATCTAAGAAATTTTCGTTAGTTATTGGTGAAAAATTATTTGACCAACCTAAAGTTTGAGAAAGATTAAATAATAACTGTGATGGAATATCATTACCCGGATTATAGTCAACACTATTCATCCACGCCAAAGAATCAATAAATTGTTTTATTTGGTCAAAACTTCTACCATATATCTGTAGAACTTTTTCAACTCTTTGGTCCATAGTATCAAATTCTCTAATTGAATCTGTAATCAAAAATCTTGATACCAAATTTGTTTTATATGAGTCTAAACTTTCCGCAGTGTCGGCTAATTTTGCCAAGTAATTGTCAAATCTACCCGAGATAATATCTAAATTCCAACTACCATCTTTAGGCCATGTAACTTGAACATAACCAGTATAAAATTGTCCAGCTTCGTTCTGTAAAGGTACTTGGAAATTTGCAGTGTATTCAGGTGAAATAAGTCTATTCATTAAGAATTTTTCCACCTCATCTAAGTCTTCTGCAAAAACTTGGTCAACAATAAAATCATTAGGTCTAACTATAAAATTATCTAACGATGTTGATAAACCACTGAAAGGATTTCCTTGAACTATAAAATTTAATGAACCTGAATCAATTGATGATGATGGTGTGAACCCAATAACTCGGTATTCAATATTATCCAATGATAATGCATAATCTAAATAAGTTTTTGTTAAATTACGATACTTGGATGTCACAATTTCTCGTAACATAATATTAGTCGTTGCATTGACAGAATACTCTATGTTAAAAGGATTGTAGATTCTTGAAACATTTACATCAAAACTTGTCTCATCCTCAACTGAGTCATAAACAATATTTGTTGCAGTTTGTCCTGTGGTATAGTTTGTCATCGTTCTTCTGACATCTAAACCCGCAGGGAAAAAGTTAATTATCTTATTTATTGATACACTGAATCTTTTTGCCAATGAACCATAAAGAGAAAAATTCAGAACTTGTGAAACATCATAATTTGGATATACCCTAAACTGTGATTGTAATATTCTTCTACTTTGGTCAACAGAATTTACATCTAAATCCTCTAAACTTATTGGTTCAGAAAATGTACCAATTGAAAAAGTTCTATTAACCTTTTCTGTTACCGATGTTGTGAAATCAAAAACAGCATTAGTCAGTCCACCGCCTTCAACAACTTGAAATCCTACGATGTTGTCAAAAGTTCCGGCACCACTACCTGGTGTTGGTGGATAGAAAAATTTTGTCGAATTGACTGCCATTATTCTGTAATAGTGGTGAAGTTTTTAGTGTAATCAATATTAGTACCTCTATCCTGACGAACTTCGTAAAGAAGAGCATTAAATTGGTCACGGATTTCGTATAGATTGTATTGTTTGTAAATGTTATTTTCACTATCATACATTGTGTAAACCCCATCATCAATACTTTTAGTTTGATTACCAAACAGAGCAATTGCAAGAGATGATGTATCGTATTCAACAATATCAACTTCAATTGTGATTGGATTGAAAAATGTGTTAGATAATATAATACTTTGTGCTGGTTGTCCAATAAATGGTGTTGCGTTTGGTTTGTTTGTTGGCGATGATGAAGGTGACACAGTCAAGAACATTAAATTAGATACCCCATCAACGTAACGATATCTCACCGCCTTTTGTGTTGTATTCACTTGGTTAACAACAACAGGCTCACAATAAAAACAAGATGTCACAATTCTGAAAAAATTTGGGACTTTAGAACCGTCAGCATTCAAGTATTCAATTCTAAACCCAACTAATCCTTGAGGTACAAATTTGTTTCTAAATTGTTCAGGAACATTAGATAAATCAATAACAATCCCCTTTACGTTTGGTAATGCACTTAAAACACCACAATCACTAATTGTAGTTCTAATTTGTGCTGGTCTTATCATTAGAGTATAAATTCCAATTTGATTGAACTCTTCGGCTGGTAATGTTAGATTGTATAATCCCCCAAGTACTTCAATACCAGCATTACCACCCGTATTGGTGTTATTAAAGTAAGGACGCAATATTGAAGGTGCGTCTAATGTTTTTAAAACAAAGTCCGTAGTTTGGTCCCTTGAAGGTGTGTAATTCAGAATGATTTCAACATCTTCAGGAGAAACGTCTGCGGGTCTTATTGTTCCATATGTTCCAACTGCCATTTTATATCTTTATTTCAATAAATAGTTTATCCTTTTTTTTCTATAAGAAAATATCCGTATCCATAATTTTCCATATCAGACACGGTTGATACTTCCCCTAATCTTCTTATTTGTTCGTAAGCGGTATTTTTACCTCTTTCAACAAATACATCCGATACAATTTGGGGTTGGTCAATCACACCCATCAAAATCGGTTCTTTGGTTATGGGAACCGCTTCAATCATGTTTTGAGTTAATCCACTACTGTTTTCAAAATATATTGTCGTACCATCTGAGTAATCATAGTAATCAACATTTTGAATTGTATATGCGGTATATGATGATGCAATGTTATTAACAACACCAATTATCTCAACACCTTGAATTACAGGAACCCCAACTATGTAAGGTGTCACACCATATTGTTGTAATTCTGTTAGTCTTGAAGTTGTTACACCTGATACAACAAATGGTACCGTTGTGTATGCTGAGGAGACTTGTTGAGCAACGGTATTGTCGGCATCGTATGGATAGATATAATCATAACTTACAGGTGTTGTTGACCAATTACCACCCAAAGGTTGGAAGAATGCTCTTCCTTTAGGATTATAAATTATAACATTTTCAAACGGAACTTTAACTTCTTTTGAAACCAAGTTAACACCAAAAGGTGTTGTTTGTTTCATAGTTATGGTATACCCGCTTTTTGCTAATGGATATGTATGATTCAATATCTCTCCACTGAATATCTCTTCAGGACTGTTATCACCCCAATTTATTTTATAAGATGAAAACTCAAGAAATGATTTTGATTTTTGTGAGCTGTTGTATACGGTAAATGTATATGGACTAACTGTAGATGATGTGAATATAAAATTAGTTACAACATCGGCCTGTTCAGCAACACCATCAAATGGGGTATAATAACCCATATCAATGGTTGTTTGAGTCAACATAATAGGAACAGTAAGACCTGTTAATATTGAAGCACCATTTGTTCCACCTGTCAACACTTGTCGCATTGATAGATAAACACCAACTTCAGTTACCTCTACGGTATTACCATTAACATAACTTGTTAAACCGGTTACCAAATCTGATTTGATAAATTCAGGCGATATTTGAAACTTATAATCAACCATTTGGCTCTACATATTCATACCATTTTATGGGTTGAGTTGTTCCAACCCTATTAAAAGTTATCGTGTCATAAACATTGTATTTTTGAGACGGATAATTTAAATTAACTTGATAGTAAAAATTAAACAAATTATTTGGTGCGTATGTGTCAGACACAGAATCCGATTGGGGTCTATTAATCATACGAGTAAACGTACCGGTCTTAGCATTCCAAAATTTACAAGACATATAAAATCTTGTGATGTCAATATATTCTCTTGATTGTAACCAATAGATAAAGAATCCATTTGTATCCCCAACAAAATCCAAAATATATTTTGGTTTGTTAATATCAACCAACGTTCCTTGCATGTCGGCAACCATCTTTTCACCTTGAGTTGTCGGGAGAATCATTGTTAAATAATTCTTTTGTTGTGCCTCTGATGGTGAATCATAGAAATCTAATTTGAAGAAACTTTTCTTGAAATTATTTCTGTAATAATATACCTCGTCGGTTGTAAACCCTTCACTTCTATAGTCCAAAATCCACTCACTACTTGATGTTAGTGTCCCACCTGAAAAGAAATAAAACTCATAGTTAACATCTGTCCTTACCGTTAAATCATTTACGTTTGTTGATGTATAACCTGAATGAGCAAATCTGATAGTTTCAAAATCAAAACCTTTACCGGCAACTTCAGACATAATTTTTGTCTCAATTTCCCTAATCTCATTTTCAGTATCCAACAAACTCCAATTCAATTGGACAGGAATAAACAGACCTTTGTCTTGAATATCATTTCTACTAATTTGAATTTTATTCACAGTCATCTACGGCAGGTTGTGTTGCAATGTTTAATCCTCCAAGGATGTCTTGATAGTTTGTACCCTCAGGTATCAATCTAAATACATAATCCCTGTAAGGATAATGAGCCCTATTCAAATAAGGATAGTTTACACCTCTATCTAAATTATCAAACTCACCATATAAATAAGGCTCCCTCCATCTAAACTCTTGGTCTATGGTAGAATAAAACGCATAACTTGGTACGTTTTCAGAATTGTTCTGTGGTGCGGTTTCAACGTAATCTGAAAAAACTCTTAAGGTTAATGGAATGTGTGGTACATAATAGTAACCCATGGCATTTGGATTTGGAGTTGATTCTGTTTTAAACACATCTTGGTTGAATTTAATTTTATGAATCAAAGGTGAAATAACTCTTTCAACTTGTTCATAATCATTCCACTCACAAAAATCACCGTCTAATAAATCACCAACTTTTAAAACTTGATTGTAATAAAATGTTTCAGTTGTTCCACTAGTTTTAGTATAACTATTAACAGGTATATTTGTAAAAGAATATTGGTTATTATCTGACCACCAAGTACTAACATCTTTAGTAAGATTAAATCCCCAACCTCTTTTGAGTCCTACACCATTAAATGACTTGTTAAAGTATCCTGTATATCCTTTGTTAACAACCGATAAAAATATCTCACCTACAGGACGATTTCTGTTGTCTGTAATTCCACTAAGAATCAATTCTTTTTTCAATGTAACATCGTAAGTATTTGATGATGTTTTTGTTGAAACTCTTGTCTGTTGATTTGGTGTAATAGAACTAAACTCTAATTTTTTCTGATTATTAAATGGGTTAAGTTCAAATCCGGTTTTTGTTACATCAACTTCGTTCTGTGTAAATAAAACTCTGTTTTTTCTAACGTAATATTTTGACCTTGTTTCCAAATTTGATGGATTAGAAACTCTTTTAAATGTTCCCATCCTACCATTAAAAAATGTATTACCAGTGTAACCAGGGTTTATAATATTAAACACAAAATCAGAACTTTCATATCTGTCATTACCTAATGATAACACCTCAAATATTGTATCACCGTCATAATCAAATGATAATTCAACGGATTCAAATGGAACAAGTCCATGTGACATCAAACACTGAAAAGAAATAATATTAAAACCACCTTCTGAAGATGACGATATTATAAATGGAATCCCCTCTTCAGCATTCCACTGAATGGTTTGTCCCGAATAAGTTCCTTGCATTGTAACACTACCATCATTTGTAGATGGGTAGGTTAAATAATAAGTCCAATTATAAGTGTATGCACTCTCAGGTGAGTAATCAAAGTGATAATCTGTTATTCGTGGTCTAAAGAAGTCAAACTCATAATATTGTGGGTAACCTCTCCACACACTACTAACCGATGATTGTTCAGGATTTACATAATATAAATTATTAAGAAATGGAATATATTCTGTGGTCCCTGTTAAAGTATTATCATACAAATATTGTAACTTGAATGTTGGTCTGAACACCTCAGAAGTTTGTCGTTCATCGTCATATAGTTGTGATAAGTTTAAAGAGGTGTTTCTTACAAACTGTGTTAACTCCTCTTGTGTTTGACTTAGTTCAAGATTCACCTGTTGGTCAATAGAAGGTGCCGATTTAAACTGAAGTCTAGACGGTATAATTGTAAAATCACTCATCACTTAAATACTTTTGTTTAAATTTATCAAGTGCCGTTAAACCAGTTTTTAATCCAAAATAAAAATGGAATGGAGCACCCACTAAAAATCTACTATTCCAATTACCAACATTTGGTGTAATCACACCATTGTTATCTTGCATGTAAATGTAACCTCTCGCTCTTCTATCATCACCTTGAGTATTTGACCCAATAAAGTATGTTGGAGACACCACATTTGTTCTATCTAAAACTTGATACTTTCTTGAGAATATATCATTTGTTTCCGTTGCCCATGTATTTTCATCACTACCAAATATTGTTGGGTTTACCAATCTTGGGAATAAATAACTTAATAATGTACTTCTCGGTGGGTTTTGTTCCCACTGATAGAAAGGCACTTCTTGTGATTTAATACCGTAACTATATTGAATCGCAGATGATGCCGGATTTGGTCTGAAATTGATTTTACCAGGAGTTAAAAAATCTTTGAACTGTAGGTCTTCTGTAGTTGAAGAGAAGAAGATACCCATAACAGGTCCACTTATATTATTCCCCAATAATTGAACGGGGTCATCCGTACCACCAAAAGACTCGTAAGCATCTGCAGAGAATTTAATAACACCATTTTCAGAGTTGATTGATAATAATTGTACTAAATCACCGTCAGCTCTAAATTCTTTTCTTGAAAAAAGAATATTAATAATACTACTATTAAGTGTTTGTGGTAATGTTGTTAAAGATAATAATCTAATGAACGCGTTATTTGTTATTCTTGATATAACGAAGAACGTTAAAATATCTGAAGTATCACCATAACTTGTTGGTGTAAGTTTATTCATCACAAAACCTTTGTATGTTGGGTCTAATGAAATTTCAGAATAGATATCACTCTTTGGACCCAAATTCATAATTGTTGTTGGGTATAATAAGTTTAAATCATTAATCTTACCCGCCGAAGGTGTTTGTCTTTTACCAATAAACCCTTTAGCAGACGATGGATTATAAGGACTACTTCTCATGTAAAAGTTGTTACTGTCATCATTGAAGTAAACAAACTCTTTACAGTACGTTGTTCTAACAGGTCTATTCTGACCATCATAAACAGTTCTTGTTTGAATTGGTGGTGTGTATAATGTTCCGTTTACCCAGTTGTTAGTAAATGTTTGAGATAAAACACCTCTACACAACGCATAAAAGAATCTATACCTAACACCATATTCTGTAAACCCTAACAAATCTTTAGGTAATGAAACTAAAGGTTTTGTCATAAACCTATAACATCCATCATAAACTATGTCATTATTTTGACAGTCGGCTTTAACCCCAAAAGTTTTTCCGTCACCACTATAACAATCAATACTAACCATGTTGGTACATGAAAAAGTTTCAAGAACATTCACAGCACCTGTTAAATCTGTGATGTCAGAAGTTACAATGTCAGCACCTGTACCATAAGCAACAGTTGTAAAATCCTCCTGATACTGAGTGGTGATTTCATAAATGGTGAAACCTAAATTCTGTTGTAACACAGGAACAATACCATTCCAATTTGAACCTTCTAAGAAATCTGAAGACGGTAGTCTGTCAGTTCTCATTACATTTAAAATCTTATTAGAAATTGTAAGAGGTGTTGATTCAAATTGTGGTAACAAAGAAACTGAAATATATTCACTATCAACTTGTGAAGGTTTTTTACCTTGACCTATTGTCTTTAACCAATAAAAATCTAAACCTGAAACATCTTCTAATGAATCATATTTACCATCATTGATTTGAGTATCAAAAAAGTCGTTTTTATCTTTACTTGTTGTTAATACAACACCACTATTTGTTGGATATTCAAAGTAATCATCAACACCATAACTCTTTAAAGTTCTACCACCACTATTTATGAAATTTTTCCATTCAGTATTAGCATCTAATCCACTATAGTAACCAACATTTGATGTTGTAAATGCTGAAAAACCGTTACCGGCACTAAAGAATTTACTCTCATAAAATATGTTAGATTGAACATTGTGATTTTGAACTGACATATCAGTTTCTGTCAATTTTTGAATAGGTACATTGACTCTTGATTTAGTTGTAACAACAACGTCATCTTCGTTTGTAAATCCAAGAATCTTACCAATACCATATTTGTTGGTATACAAAGGTGAGTAAGGGTCAACCCCTCTTTGAAGAATTAAAATATATTGATTTTCAAATCCTTCAAATGTTGTTCTTGGTTGATATCCTGTGGTATACTTATCCCAAGTCAAACCTTGTTTTCTAGCATAGGTAACATTAACAACCGAATTTATTAATTTTAAAAATGAATTATATGTAGGTTGTAATTGACATACAGGACCCACAAACACAACACTACCATCACCACTATCTAATGTTGGTGTTGCACATGCACAAACCTCCATGGTCTCACCAACCCAATCTTGTGCGGTTGTATCATATACGTTAGTTAGGTTAACATATTGTGTAGTTCCATCACAAGCCTGATATGAGAAATATGCGAATAATTGACCGACAGTTGAGTCGTCACATTTTACAACATACTTTCTACAAGATGAACACCCTGGTTGTGCAATAAGATTAAACGCATCACTAACGGTAATTGCGGTAACCACTTGGTAATATTCAATGTCCGCAGGGTAATTATAATTTGTTTCTGTCGAACCTGAACTTAAGGTATACGTTTGAGTCGTATCTGTAGTTTGAGAAGTAGCATAATTTATTGTTACGGTACTAGGACCAATAAATAACGTGGTACCGCTAATACCCGTATCTGATTGAGTATTAGAACTGAACTTATAGTTATTGTCCGACGAATTTTCAGGATTAACAAATGTCAACAACGTTCCTGAAGGAAACTGAGATTGAGACATTATTGTTAAAGTATTATCAAAGTGTTTTGTCGTTGCGTTTGATGGATTATCAAAACTAACAGAAATTCTATTGAGTCCGTCAAAGTATTTTTTTCTACTATTGAATTGATTAACTCTCTGAGCCATCGGTAATGATGTTCCATATGCGAAATACTTGTCATTATCCGCATCAGGTAATCTTGTCTCCTCAGACTCTGTAGATTTATAAACCCCCAACTTTTGGTTTCTAAAAATTCTTGAACCAACCGCCTGTGACAAAGTAAAAGATTGAACCGCAATATTATTATCTGAGATTGTACCATCATCATCATCATTACTTTCAACCTTATTAAACTTCAAATCACTCTCAGAAATTTTTTCATAATAAAGTCCAGGATTTGCTAAAGGTGTTAACAAAGATGTTCCACCACCTTCACTGTCACCGGCAATGGTGTCACCAGGTTTACAATCACAACCCTGACACTCGGGGTATGTTATCATTGATAAGTTAAACGCTCCAAATTTAAACTTTGTAATTCTTCTGAATTGTGTTGTTAGTGTTATAGCAAGTGTGGTAAAAAAGATTGCTGGTGCAAGAAATAGTAAACCAGCACCAAATACCGCCATTAAAGCGGCCGTAAGGGTAAAGAAAGTGTAGGCTAAATACGATGAAATAGCTATCAAAGCAATTACAATAGGAACCGCCAAATTATTCCACAAAAATGCAATAATATGATAAGCAATAAGAAGTGGTACAAATATTATTTGGAATATCTGAAATAAGATTGAAAATAAGAAATATATTAAATCAAAATTCTTAACCCCCTCGTTGACGGGAAAATTGTTTGTTGTGTTGGTACACTGATTGTCGGCAATATCTTTTACACCGATAAACTTACTTCTACCATCCCCCCTTTTATATTGGTCAATTAAACTAGAAACGGTAAAGACTTTGTTGTATTGAAACTCATAGAAGGTATCAAGACAATTAATGGCATTATTTAATTTTTCATTCTCAATTGCCGTGGTACTGGCATCGGTATATCCTGACCAATCAATACCAAAGTAATATGAACTTTTTAAATCTTTTAACAATAATGGGTTACTACCATAAATCGGGTCAACAGAGGACAATTGCCATCCATATTCTCTGATGTTTGGAACCAAGTAATATGGTCTTCTAATTTGCTCAACAGAGTTTGGTGATTGTTGCCATTTGATTTTGAATCTGTATTTTCCTTTTGTTGGAATACCCACCGACGGGTCTCGTGAAAATATTCTTGTTCCGTCTTCAGAGGTTGTCACATAATCCAAGTTCATTGGAACTTCAACAACCCATGTACCGTCACCGTCAATTACATTACCTGAGTTTTCCAATCTATATTCCTCCAAGATTGGTCTACCCTCATCATCTTGGTTGATTGTTTGTCTAACGGCCAATACCTGACCAGGACCAGGGATATTCTGACACAGACTACCTGTATTGTCTTTTGGTTTACATCCTCTACCTAACACACTTGGAGGTCCATCGGTTCTTACAGATGGTGCCCCGATTCTATACTCATCAGGACTTGAGAACATTGAACCCATGAATATCGCTGTTGGTTCAATATCAATATTGGCTTCTTCACGTAAATCAAAATCAACACGGTTTACCTCGGCTTGACATAGGCTTGGGTCACCCCAAAATGGATTTACTTCAAAGGTCTTGGTGATGGATACAATCTGTGGTAAACTCTCCAAGTTGGTTGATGTTTGGAATCTATCACCCGCCACCTGAGCTTCAGTGGCTCTACCCATACGAATCAAATCCTGAGGGGTTAGTGAGAACTCACCAATGTCACTCAAGTCCAAATCCATTACCATAGTTTGTTGTCCCAATGGAACACCAAAAATCATGTAGTCACCACTCTCGTTGGTCTTGACAGTATACTTGTAATAACGGTCGTAAACCGCAACTAAAGTTGGGTCTTTTAAAACCTCTTCTCTTGTTGGGAAAGTACCAACTACAGCATGTTTTGCATATGACGGCTCACTTGGTAATAAGTTAAATCTAATACCATTGGTGTCCCTATCGTTTGGTTGAACATAAGGATATAGAGCAACAATCTGTTCGTTAAGTGCATCGGTTTCAGTGATAGGTACAAAGATTGAAACCTTTACGTTTGGAATACCTAATCCACCGTTGGCAATAACCCTACCAACCACAACACCGTAGTCCGCACAGTTTCTTGTGTAAACATCATTCTGAGAAATTTGAAGAGAAAGAATTTCTAAAAATTCAAAATCTTGCTCTAATTGAAACGATATATTTTTGTCTACACCTAAGTCAGTTTTTATCCTATATGATTTTCCCATTTAAGGCTTTAATGATAAATAGTTATTTGGGTTTTTTTGAGAAAACCTCTTAATCTAAAAATATACCTTAAGGTGTGATTAAATAAAGGTGTTATGTGAAAGAAACGTTCTGTAAGTTTCTTACCCTCACCTTAATATCTTTTTGTGGGTATCTAACCTGATAAACTTGGTTAGGTTGTGCAAACAAAGTATCGTCAACAGGTCTGATAATTCTTAACTCAGCGTCTGAATATGGCATTGAAGTTTCATCCGAAGAATATTGTCCCCCCACTTTGTTATCAATAACAATATCCGATACGGTAATTACACCATTTTGACTTTGAACAATACTTCTAAGTTCTGACAAATAAACGTTCTGACCTAACTGTCTGAATTGGGGGTCAAAATATGTTGAAACTCTGTTAACAATATCACTAATAATTTGTCCTGAGTTTTGTGTTGCATCTAATACAACTGAAATCTCCACACCCAAGTCTAAAACCTCTGCGGTTGTTACCTGAATATAGTCATTCATCATTCTATAATTTGACAAATAATTTGCTACGTTTTGTTTCAATGTATTTGATACAATACTAGTCAACTTACCAGATGTATCATAAGATAACATTGAGATGACAATTTTGTTGTTGTTTTCTGTGATTGATACTTTTGCAGGTGCACCGAATTCTGCTGGCATGTTCCTCAATAAAGAGTCATAGTCATTAACGGTAACCGCTCTGTTCTGAGCCGCGAAGTTAAATGCGACAAAGTTTCTAACTTCTTCTGTGTTTGGTGCGTTTGAACCACCAATAGCCGCGGTAACGTTGGTACATCTCAATGAATTGATTACCGAACTATTAATTGTTTGTGACGGACCATTAACAAAGAATGATACCGTTCCAATCTGATTAATAACGTTTGTACCTAAGTTTGTCGCTAAACCACCACCAACTCTATACTGAACAAATAACGTTGCGTTTGGTGTCAATGTTGAACCCAATGAAAAGTTATTGGTAATGTTCTGAATTGTAATTGGGAAACCTAAATTGGTGAAGGTATTCAATTGGTCTTGAGCTGAAGTTGTACCCCCACCAAAAGTTAGTTTATCAAACCCTTCAGGTGTGAATTCAGAGATGAATCTACTATTTGTTTGAAGGTACCTACCTACTTTAATACCGGGTTGGTCAGACACTTTGGTAGGGTCTTCAATAAAGATTCTATCCTCAGCCAAAGCATCTACCTCAAACCATCTGTTTTCTAAACCTAAAAATTCTGCAGCGGTAGGAACGTTAGTGTAGTTGGTTCCGTTCTTTAATAATACACTTGTAATACCAAGAACATTTTTATCTGGTAAAAACAATTCAAAGAATGGTTTTACATCGGCAGGTGTGATAACTCTTTTGTAAACTTTGGTAATACCATTTACAACAAGCTCTCTTTTTGTGATTGTGTAGTTAACTAAATTACCTGTGGCATCAAAATTTGGAATCTTTAATCTGTTTGGGAAACCGGCGTAATTGTATGGTGACGAGAAATCAATATCGTATTGGTTTTCAAACACAATACCCGCACCAAATATTTGAGAACCTCTATTTAGAATACCCAAATATCTTTCATCTTCTTTATCACCAAAAGCAGGTACAGTAATTGAGAAATCAACTAAAGATACTGATGGTCTCTGACCCGGTATTTTAAGACCGTATGTTCTGGCTATATTATAAATTGATGACCTTTGTTGTGCGTATTGTAATACAGTCTCTTGGATACTTCTATCAATGTGATAGTGTAGGTTGTCTGCAACCGCAGCATTCAAATCCAAGAATACCGAGAACACTGACGCGTCGTTGAAGTCCTGAATTAGTTCAGGATAATATGTACGGACATAGTTTTGTAACTCTATACGAATTCCTTCATAATCTCGTACTGTATATGAAATTCTATTGTTTGCCATCTATTGTTTAAATATTGATAATAACGAAATCACTTTGTGCAAACGCCAAATTGTCAACTGTGTAGTCAATCTTTACTTTTGCCGTATACTCAGATGTTCCTTTACCGGGAACTCTATAAACATACTCTCTTGCAGTTCCTGGTATCGTAGTTCCTTTAGCCAACGGAACCTCTTCAGACGGGTCTGCAGGTTCAATTGTAATTTTATTAAGTAAAAGATTTGGCATGAAATTTTGGACAGAATCCCTAATATCAGCTTCTATTGCATCAAAAGTAAGGCCATCATACGGTTCAAAGATATATTCATACAATCTTGTACCAAACGTTGGTAAAAAATATCTTGAACCCCTTCTTGTAAGAATTAAGTGTAATAAGTCACTCCTTATTTGCTGATATTGAGTTTCCGTTAGGGCTAAATAATCCCCTTGTGTTGAATCCACAAAAGGAAATTCTAAACCATATGTAATACCTTCAGCCATATCTTATAAATATACTCTGTATTTTTTTTCTTATAAATAAAAAACCCATCAAAAATGATGGGTTTTATTTATTTTAGATGTTAGTTATGACTCACAAGCCACACATTGTAAATCATTTAGATTTAACTTCTTTCTTGAGAAAGCCTGTGCTGAGTTCATAGAGTGTTGGTAATACAGAGTTTTAACTCCAAGTTGCCATGCATCAATTAGAAGTTTGTTAACATCCTTTGTTGGCATGTCAGGTGAAACCATCAAGTTTAGGGATTGAGCTTGGTCAATATAATCTTGTCTTACCGCCGCTTGGTTAATGATAGATGCCTGATTAATTTCCGCAAAGGTTCTAAAAACATCTTTTTGTTCGTTAGTTAAGAAATCCAAGTGTTGAACTGAACCGTCATACTTCTTGATACTATCCCAAGTAGTTTTGTTGTCCTTACCCATGTCAACCAATAATCTCTTAAGAATAGGATTTTTGATTGTTACCTTTATTTTTGCAACATCCTTAACATAACAGTTAGACCAAATAGGTTCAATTGATTGAGATACTTGTCCCAAGATAAATGCTGAAGATGTTGTTGGTGCAATAGCATTCAATGTAACATTTCTTCTACCATAACCAACAAGTGTTTCAGGTTCACCAAAAATTTCGGCCAATTCTTCTGAAGCCTTGTATGATTTATCTTTAATTAATTTGAATACTTCAACATTCAATTTTGCGGTATCCTTACTGTCAAATGGTAATCCTTTAGATTGTAGTAAAGAGTGCCAACCCAATACCCCCAAACCAAGGGCTCTTTGTCTTTTAGCGAAGTTGTAAGCTCTTTCCAAGTAAAAGAAGGCTCTTTGTCCTTCAATGGTACCGTTTGTTCTTAATTCGTCAATTTTACCGATAAACTCTGTTACAACCGCATCCAAGAAATACACCATTAATTCAACTGCATCTGTGTCTTTCCACTCATCATAATGTAACAAATTCATTGAAGACAATACACATACAAATGATTCATCCTCAGAATTGTGAAGTGCAATTTCAGAACACAAGTTAGAGTTGTAGATTTTCATATCTTTATCTCTATACACCTCAGGTGCTTTATTGTTCACAGTATCCACAAACATGATGTATGGATATCCAATCTCACCTCTTCTTTGAATGACCTTAGCCCATACAGCTCTTTTATCAGAGTCACCGTTAACCATGTCCTCCATAAAATCATCGGTTACTGTAATTGCGTGAGTCAAATCTTGAATTGGAAATCCTTCAGTTCCAATTTCCAAGAACTCCATAATATCAGGGTGTTCAATTGGAAGGTATGGTGAGAATCTACCTCTACGTGTTGAACCTTGTGATATGTTGTCCACAACACTTTGGAATAGGTTCATAAAATGAACTGCACCTGGTGCGTGTCCATTGTCGGTAATTTCAGCTCCTCTACCTCTGAGGTTACCAAAGTAACCTGAGGTACCTCCACCCATCTTACTCATTTCACCAACTTCAGATTGAGTAAAGAGGATTGATTCAATGTTGTCTCCAATGTTTGAACCAAAACAACTTACCGGTAGTCCACGTTTTTTCCCAAAGTTAGCCCATACAGGTGATGATAATGAATACCACCCTTTACTCATATACTCGTAAAACTTGTCTGCAAAACCAACCTTACCTAATAGTTTTTCAGCATGGTTCGCAATTACACGAATTCGTTCAAGCGGTTCTTCTCCTTCGCTAAGATATCCTCTACGAAGAAATGTTATGGATTCGTCATTAATCCAATCAAAAGGTTTTCTATTTTCCATAATAATTATTACTGTAAATATAATTAAAATAAATCGTTCAAAGTAATAGACTTTGATTTTTTACTGTAATTTATACTACGTTTGTTAAAAAAGTCTGTGTGTTTTGTTGTTAAAATTTCGTCATTAAACCATTCGGTAGTTTCCAATGTAATAGGGTTCACATCAAATACTTTATCAATCCCAATAGCATTTAATGAAATGTTAAATCTATGTTTGATAAACTCTAATGTTTGTTCTTTAGTTAGGAAATCCAAATCACCTTTTTCAAAAATCCAATCAACAATATCAGTCTCAGCTTCGTAAGCATCAATGGTAGCGTTAATTAAATCTTGAACTAATTCAGGTGTCCACCAACTTGGGTTTTCTTTTTTAATTAGATTGACTAAGTCAAACCCAAATTCTGCGTGAATATTTTCTTCTTTTGAAGTTGCCTCAACTGCGTTACTTGTACCTTTCAATACGTTCTTAAACTTATTGAATGACATGATAACTAAAAATTGTGAGAACAACGATACGTTTTCCACAAACATTGAAAACAATATAACGGACTCAAAGTAATCTTGGTTTTCAATTGCCTTTGAATTTGAGATAGATTTCTCCAAATACTTAATTCTTTTACGCATTGCAGGTACCTCAAGTAGATTTTCAAATTCTTTATTGAGTCCAAGTACTTGAATTAAGTTTGAATAAGCGTCTGCGTGTCTTACTTCAGATTCCGCAAACGTTGCACCAACACTACCAATTTCAGGTTTTGGTAACTTCTTATAAATGTCACCCCAAAAAGTTTTAACAGCAATTTCAATTTGTGAGATAGCCAACATAGCTCTTTGTACCGCAGACTTTTCTTTTTCATTTAAATGAACCTTAAAGTCTTGAATGTCAGAAGTAAAATTAAACTCAGTATGAACCCAATAGGAATGACGAATAGCATCAACGTATTGAAGTAAATTAGGATATTCGTAAGGTTTTAAGTTAACTCTCTTGTTGAAGATATTTGGTCTGTGTTTTGAGCGATAAATAATGTACTCTTTGGCAACATCATTTAAACCATTGTCCATTAATTTATTCTCAACCATATCATGAATCTCATCAACATGAGGTACTTTGGTCTTATCGTTTCTGAAAAGACTTTTCTTGGTTAATCTTGATATTTTTTCAGCCATTTCATCATCAACTTTGTTAATACCCATCATCGCTTTTAAGATAGCATTTTGGATTTTGTCCGATTCGAATGGTACTTTATCACCACTTCTTTTAATCACATATTGTGTTTCACCTTGAGTTAATTCATTAGAATTATCCATAATATTTAATATATTTTTTTTTAATTTTTGTTTATTGGGCGTTTTGTTGTTCTCTTTGTTTTCTTTTCTCAAGAAGTTCTTTGACCCTGTCTCTCTTTTTTCCTTCTTGTTGTTCTTCGAATCCAAGGAAAGTTGTTGACGATTCAGTATCTATCTCCAACAATTCGTTGTCAAATTTACAATTTTCAAAAATAACACCATCAGAGCCAATACGAGATTTAGTAATCGCAATTGTTGCTAATTTTAATTCTTTTTGTTGAAGTGTTTTAGCAACTGAAATAATTACGTGACCAACTTGAGCCTTTTTGATTGAACCCCCCATTTGGTCGGTAGTTACAACTTCAGAAGAAATTGATGAACGGTTACCTTGAGTTGCGGTCCATCCAACAAGATTCATTTCGTGACACATAGCCTCAAAATGTCTCATCACAGAACCTTCTGCTTTCCACTCGTCATTCCTTGTATTTTCAGGAACAACACAGTCAATGTAATCCAATGTAACCATATCAATTGGAGTACCATCGGCAACCATCTTTCTGATTTGGTTTTTGATTTCATTCATTGTCACAGTATCCGAAGGTAATTTCTTCAAGATTAGTTTGTTTGACATCGTATTCTTAATTTCTTCCACTTTGTCCATAACAGCCTCTTTTTCAGTTGCTAATCTATCAGGTTCAACTCCAGTCCAAATTGTGAAGTGTTTTCTTTGGATAATCTTTGGGTTGTCTTCAAAAAAGATTTGAATAACGTTATATCCCATGTTAAATGCTGTGTTAGCAATTTTGGTCATGAGTGTCGTTTTACCAACACCGGTAGGTGCCAAGATAACTCCAATCTCACCCTTTGCTAAACCACCTTTCATTAGTCTGTCAATACCCGGAATTCCCATTGGGATAGGGTGTCTGAAGTCATCATTAAGGACTTCATCCATTCCCGAGAAGATGTCTTGTACACCACCATCTCTAATTCCAACTTGTAGGGCGGTTCTAACCAATCCTTCAACCGTATCATAAGATTCAAAATCACCTTGGTCTATGATTTTTTGAGCTTTGTTCATTACCTTTTGAAGTTCTTGTTGTTTACAAAACTTCAAGGCTTTTTCTTGCACAAACACACTTCCCTCAAACGGTGCGTTTTGAACTTGTTTAATAGTGTCTAATACAATCTTCAACGCCAACTCAACTGAAATTTCTGCTTTGGATATTTGTTCCAAAGTTTCAAATCCAGGTGTTGATTGATACTTTTGGTAATATTCCCTTACCATTTGTATAATTAATTTAAAATATTTGTTGTCGAAATAACTAGGGTCTAAAACTTCGATAATAGATTGTGCGAACTCTTTATCTACGATGATTTGGTTAAGTAATTGTATTTGAAATGTATTGCCGAGATAGTCGAAATTTTTAGTCATAGAGCCGCGTGTATAAATTAAATATTACCGACTTAGGTCATAACTCAGGAAGTCATGATATAAATTTTGAGCTGAAAAAATGTCAGTCAATCCTTTCAAAATGATTTTAAGGCTGGGACGTACATCAACCGTATATCTCACTTTTGGTGGGTACAATTTCGCATCAAAAATTCTGTGTAAAATAATTTCATCGGACAATTTGACATACAGATGGAAGTACTCAGGACCCTCTGTATTTGATGTGTTTAGAACATCTGGGTCATTGGTAATTTCATCTTGATTGTCCATCATGTAAATTACTGTTTTCATTTTGAGATTCTCGGACAACATCGTTTCTACTTCTTTCATGAAGTAAGCTAAATCATAGGACTTTCGTGCCAATGGATTATAATTTTTGACATTGTAAAAACGTTGAACGACAATGTTGTTGTTCAAGGTTAGGAGAAACTCCATCTTAACTACGGATTCTTCTTTCATAATTTAATTGTTTAATTGTTTGTATTTGCGTTTTTCTTTTCTTGTGAGTTTGGTAAAAGGTTTCATAAAATTAACAAAGGCATCATCGTCCTTGGGTTGGTATTTAAAAAAACCATCTTCCATCATTAAACGGATTAAGTTTTTATTATCCCTACCCTCAGGGTCTAATGTTTCAGAATAGTAAAGGGTGACAAACTCTTTTGCTTCATCTGTGATGATGGGGTTTCTAAGGTCCACAATTTTTTGATTAATTCTGAAGAATTCATCGCCAATCTGTCCTTTTTTTGTTTTTCCATTTTTAATATTTTGTAAAACTGTTTCTTTTCTATTTTCGGAAATTAACTTGTCTGTCCTTGTACAAATATCGGAAACAGTTAATACATTATCAACAATCTCAGGAAATAATTTGACAAAAGTTTTTTCACCAAGACGGTCAATACCAAAGATATTATCCGACTTGTCACCCAAAAAAACTTTAACAACAAGAACGTTTTGGTGAGGTATGTGAACATCACCAAACTTTATCTTGTCTCCGTAATTATAACTGATTTTCTTGATTGGAGAATAAATGGAAGTATTCTCCGAAATGATTTGTAAAAGGTCACGGTCTGATGAAAAAACAACCTTTTCTTCGTCTGTCGCTAACGAACAATAATAGGCTATCAAATCATCAGACTCATTACCATCAATTTCAATCTGACGAACAAAACACTCTTCGAGATATTGTTTAACTCTCGACTTTTGGAAGTAATATGACTCAAGCTTGGCTTCAGTCATATCATTCCTTCGGTTTAATTTGTAGTCAGGATATAACTCACGTCTTGATTGTGAGTTGTTTTTGCCATCCCAAAAGACGATGACTTTGTCGAATTCGTTTTCGTCCAACTGGCGACGAATGGTGTTGATGAAGTGAAATACCCCGCCAATGTGTTCGCCTTCCACGAAAAAGTCTCTGACTCCGTGGAAACCGATTTTAAATAAGTTATCTCCATCAACTAATAAAGTTTTGACCACAATTGTGATTTATAAAATTAAAATTTTTTTCCTTTTTTGATATTTTCTGCAGCCCACAAAGGTTGCAGATTAGTATAATGACACAACTTCAAAAGCTCTTCAACATTCTTGGCTGAGGATAAGGGGATAATGTGGTCAACATGCCATTCATTTCTTTTTTTCCAATTCATCCCCTCTGTAAATTTGCTTTCTAAAAAGTTTTTTAAAAAACTAGGAGAACAACCAATAATATCAAATGTCTTGTTTGTTTTTTTTATTTCAAATACATTCATATATTTCCATAATCTGCACCTCATTCTATTAGTCAAAACAAAGATTGGGTCAATTTTTCTTCTTTCTTTCCTCTGTTCTTGTTTTCTTTTTTTGTAATTTTGCCGATACTGCTTTCTTTTATCAGGATTTTCTGTATAAAATTTTTTCAATCTTTCACCAAGCCACTTAGGATTTTTGGTTCTAAGAATTTTTTCAGATTTTTTTGTACATGTTTTACATTCAGGTCTAAAACCATCTTTTTTTGTACTGTCTTTTCGAAAATCAGAAGAATTCAGATGAAGGCCACATCTACAACAAACTTTAGTTTCCATTGTTAATATATTCTTTTAATAATTTATTAACAAGGGAAGAAAGATTTATCGATTTATCTTTAAAATATTGTGGTAGTTTGGGGTCTATTGAGACACCAATCTTAACTTTCTTTTCAATATCTTCTTTTTTCTTTCTTCCCATATTAATAAATATCTACTAATATAATAAAAGTAGAATAATTACAACTTTTTTTTAATTATCTTCTTTTTCATCCTTCAAATCAAAATCACCATCAGTACCGATAATTTCTTTCCAATACTCCGCATATTCTGTTTTGTATTTTTCAATAGAGATTTTTTCTTCCGCTGCGTCTTTACCCGCCAAGAACCCGTGTGGTGTTACAATTATCTTACCATCCTCATAACCCAAACCTGATATGTGATTTTTCATTACAGATACTTTAGTTCTAATTGCGAACTTTACACTTCTTTTATCTTTAGTTGCTGTAATTTTGTTTGTTCCCGATTCTTTTTGATTACCAAATAAAAAAACCAAAGATGAATTTAACCAAATCGCCTCACCACCCTTACTTTTAATTTTAGGTTGCCCAAATGGATTATCAGGCAAACTCACCCAAGGCTGGTTGATTATAACCAAAGTATTTTCGTACTTTGATTCCGATTTCCGACTTCCTGAAATACGTTGATTAATACCCATTCCAATTTTGTCTGCTAACACACCAGCATTTTGCATCTTCCCGCCCTTACCTTCAAATGTCATCTTACAAGGGACCGAACCAACTGAATCCCATAAAAATAATAAATCATACTCCAATTCACCCTTTTCTTGTGCGTCAAGTAAAGAATTAATATAATCAGTAATTTCCTCAATATAACTGAAACCATTATTGAAGATAAAAAACCCATCCCAATCTATTTCACCGGTTTCTTCGTCAACTATTTCTTCACACTTAAATCCCATAAGGCGAGCATGTTCAAAACTCCACTTTTGTTCAGTAATAATGAAAACTGGGAGAATTTCTTTTTTTTGAGCATCAACCGCTGCTTTTACTAAAGCAGTAGTTTTCCCGGTATCGGAATGTCCGAGAAACATATTAATGTGGCCAATTGCTGGTCCAGGGAGCCCTACCGCATCAAGAAAATCAGTGCCCAAATCAAAAAATTTTTGAGGCTTATACTTTGCGGATGTTGAATATTTCTTCTTAAATGAAGAAAAATCAGTTGATTTCTTTATTGCCATTATATTTCCAGAATTCAGTTAATACTTGTAATTTGTCGCTGGCATTTGCCAACTTTTCAACCATGTTATCCATTTCTTCCAACATCTGAGGGTGTTCGCCAATCCCTGCAGCGTTTTCAAGGTAAATCATCATAGTCGCTTCCGCTTCCAAAATCTGAGACTCATATTTTTTTTTGAGACTGTCTATCGCTTTTTGTCTGGTTTCTTTTGTCATAATTTTTTTACTAATAATTCTACTATAAAAAATATAGTTTATAATACATTTTTTCCTAATGATTTTTAAATAAATTCCAAATGTTTATTTTTAGTATCAAGAATAACCCCACCTATTGTTGAGTAAATCATTTTTTCTTTATTGTAAATCAAATATCTATGAATTAAATTATGTTCTTTAATGGAAAGTTTTATAACGTCTAGCCAATCCACTTGATTATAAGACCAATGGTGTAAATGAAAACCTTGTTCTTTTGTTAAAAAAATTTCTGTATATTTTGCCGCTAGATATTTTTCAGGAAACTTTTGTCGATATCTTTTCATAATATTTTTCTTTTTTTCAGTAGAAGGTTTGTTTTTATCCTTATACCCAAGCCTATGATATTTTTCGCGATTTCTTTCCCTCTCTTTTTCAATCCATTCAGGATTTTTTTTTAATTCCTTAATTCTTCGTGAAGTATCTTTGATTGTACATTTTTTACACTTATTTAAATGACCATCAGGCATTTTCTTATGAACATAAAATTCTTGTATTGGTAAAATATTACAACACTTAAAACACTTTTTTTCAGTAATTCCCATATAACTTTGTCATGTATTATTTTATAAATACATGACAAAGTTAAAATGGTTATTTTACCATTCTAAAATGGCAAATCTTCATCGGGTGTTGAATCAGCCTGAGGGTCCGTGTACGTTTTGTTTGCTGTGGTACTTGTCATACCACCGCCGTATGATTCAGTGGAAGCCTCTTCATTACCATAGACGTATCCACCTTTATCACTATCCCAACGTGGAACTTCACCACGAGCGATTGACTCAAGATATTCAACAGGTTTCTTAGAATAAACATCTAACCATGTCATCTCATTTTCAACCCACCCTTTCAATACTTTCATATCTTCATGAATAGGTGCTGCGTCTTCATACATAATAGTTGATACGGTCGTGTATGCCGCTCCTTTAGGAGTCTTTTGCTTACTCAATTCAATGATAAGGTCACGTCCTTTTTCAGGGTCGGTGATATCACCTTTGTTTCTCCAAATAGGGATGATTTTATCAAGAATACCTTCATTCTTGTAGTTATGTTTGAATCTCCAAAACTTCACACCGTCTTCTTCGTGGTCACGGTCAATAACCTTTACAATATAGAATTTACGTGATTTGTACTGTTTAGCCAATTCTTTGTCAGATTCTTTACCTGTTGACATAAGTTCTTCATATACTTCGTTCAATGGTGAACGCTCGTTATCATTTTTTCCTGGGTCGTAAAATTTTTGCCATTTTCCACCTACTTGGATTTCATGGTACCAAGCCTCTTTAAAAGGTGAACTACCATCTATGGTTGGGAGGATTCGGATACGTCGTGTTCCTGAGTTTGATTTCTCATCAAGAATAAGAGCGAAGTATTTCTTCATTCTTTCTTCTGATGACATACGGTTTTCTCCGCTTGAGCTGTTTTTCTGTGATTGTTCGTACTGTGCAAGTACTGCGTCTAATGATGTTGTCATAGTTTTTTAGATATTATTTTAGAGTTTAGTTTAAAGTTACAAATTTAATTTTAATTAGTCAAATAAAAAAAAAGGTTGTGGGATGTCCACAACCTTAATATAGTCAAAAATATTAAAAAATCAAAACTTAAATTTAGTTTTTTCTTCCTGAGGTCTGAAAGTTGATTTGATTTCTGAAGGATTTACATCCTCAACTTCATCTGATGTTAGAACATATTCGTGTTTACCCGATTTTTCAAAGTCTTCTTTCTTATCATCAAAGAAGTCTGCCAACTTTTGGGTGAATGGTCCTGAGTCCAAACTTCTCAATTGTAGTTTTTCTTGTGGGGATTTCTCACGATACTTTTCAATTTTAGTTTCAATAGCATTGAGTTTGTCAACTAATTGGTCCATATCACTTAACTTAGATTGTAAGTTGTCAAGATATCCAAATAGATTACCAAAATACTCTTCTTGTTTTTTTTCAATATTTTGTTGAGACTTAACCAATTCTGTTATGTCCAGCTCTTGAGTACCACTACCGTTTTCATCTGATTTACCTTCGTCATCAATTTTTGTGACTTCACTATCAGTAGCCACATCAATCTTTTGTGGTGGCATTGATGGGTCTACCGGTGCAGCTTCAGGAGCAACTGCTGGTTCAGCTTCAGGTGTTGGTGGTAAATCTCCTTCAGGAGGTAATGCCTGTTCGGTAATATATCTATTAATCTTGTGATGTCTCTCAATTTCCTTGAGTATTTTCTTATCTAAATTCATCGGTTAACCATTTAATAAGTTTTTTATTCCGTGTTGGGTTTCTACTTTAACTTTACGATTTGCAGTGTGTTGATGACCGGCTCTTTCAATAAGACCATCTTTTTCACGAACAACATAACAATCGCCCGTATCAAGGTCACATACTTCTGTGTTACCATCACCAATTGGCTTTGATGAAATTCTGGCTTGTTTACCAAGGTACTGATTTAATCTATTATTTAAATCCATAGTTTGAGATTTTTATTATAAATATCAACAATATTCAAATTATTAACAATTTGAGCCTATCTGTTTACATTGAACCCCATTGAAGGAAACTATTTTAGTTCCACTTCCATTCGGATAACAACTACAACAGAAATTATTAAGTATTGAATCCAATATACTTACCGATACAATATCATTGGCTTTGTATCCCAAATTAGGACAATCAAGTGGTAAGATACCTAAAGTTGTTGTGAACCTATAAAGTCTTGCTGGTGTTCTAACTGTCGCAACAAAATCAACATAGTAATCACCATTTTCGGTTATTCTATCCAAGGCAACGTTCCAACTATTTTGAGACACAAAACTTCCATCCGAGTTGTTTGATAATGTGTTTCCTGATATTTCAAAATTAGCAACAGGTACAGATTGTATCAAATTATCTTGATTAATAACCAATGTAACAGGGTAACTGTTTACAAGTTGTCCTGAGAATACATTTAACACACCTGTCAATCTGTTATCTACTTGTGACACATAATTTACCGACAAGTCATATTGGTTTAATGTTAACGCGTTTGCTAAGATAACATCGTCAGTTGTTATTGGTGGAAGACTTGATGTACTTGGTGTGGGAGTTGGTGGTATATTACCAGTACCAGGTCCTTGACCTTGAACAAATACAGTTGAAACTGATGGTGTAGGACACGGTGGTGTGGCAGTAACAATATTACCAAGGTTTGTTGTTGGGTTTGGTACAGGCCTTGGAGGTAATTGAATTGTTTTAATTGGAGGTGTTACGTTGTTTAGTAAATCTACCGCCTTAGCATATGAGGCACTTAAAGTAATGTTTTGCGTCTCAGTAACTTGTTTATCATAAGGCCAGTTTTGTAAGTAGTATTGTATCATACCAACACTCTTAATTCTTTGGATACTTGGAAGAATCTTATCTCTCACAAATAAGATATATTTATCAATACTTACAAAACTAACATATGGTAATGTTACATTACTATTTTTTTCGGTTGTTGCAGATTGACAAGTATATGTGTTAGTGAAATACTTATCACCCAATGGTCCGTAATCACTTGTCAGAGTAACCTTACCAAAGTTATAATCGTAACCTTTGAATTTATTTTCAATACCTGATGACATCCAAGAGATTACAAATATACCAAAAACAACTTCAGGTCTTTGTTCAACTTTTATAATTTCATTATAGAATTGTTGTGGAGTATAAATAAATGTTTTCCCAGCAACTGATTGGAAACCAAACTCAGCTTCCAAATATGGGAACGATACTTTTGAGGTACAAGAATTTTGAGCCGCCAATTGATTGTTTGTTTGAACTGTCTGATTGGCATTATTACCTTGTGTTGTTGTTGATGCAGTCTGTAGTGCGTTATCTTTAGTATTTCTATATTGTTGTAATAACTTAGAAACTAAGTTTGTTTTAATACTTTGAATATAAACATCAATTCTTGGTAATGACATATAACTTTGTCTTATACCTTTAAATGTGGTTTGAAATTGTCCTGGTTGTATTGAGTGTTTTACTTCAGTAATCATGTACGAACCATTAAACATTGGTACGTGTCTCAAATTAAAATACATTGTTGGTTGAAGTAACGCATTACCTAACGCAACAACTTCACATTCATAACTCATGTTTTTGTATATGTTATACAGAGAAACATTTTGTGTTGCAGTACTTCTACCTGTGGCGCTGTTCGCCATCAAATTAATTTGTTGTATTGATTCTGATGTTGCCTTTCCACTATCTTGAGTAATTGCGAAAGAATAAAATATATTTTGATTACGAGTTCCAATATCAACGTTGAATCCTACAACTCTGTTAGACAATGCATAGTCGGTTTTTGTTCCTAAATCCTCATAGAATGGATTAAGTTGTTCATTTCTCAAATCAAATGAATCACTTCTAAACATATAGTTTTTATTATCTTTCATATCCAAATATGAAGATGGTCTATCCGTATAGAAACAAACAAGTTTTGGTCCCGATTTTCTAGTGTCTACCGTCATGTAGGTTCCCCACATTTCATTAGCAAACTCTTGTGATGGTTGAACTGTAACAGGTAATGGTGCTGGCGAGTTTTGTACGTTATAGAAATTAACATACGCAGGAACCGGCATAACCGAAAAATGGTTTTGTGTTAATATTCCACTGATAAATGTGAAGACACTCATCTTCAAATTCATAAATTCAGGGTCAACCATTTGTTGTAACGCAAAAATATCAATGATAACTTTATCACCAACGTTTCTCGATGCTCTATCTAAGAATAACACATCTTCAAATAAAGTTCTTGAATCATCATAACCGGCAATCCACTTATCATTCAAAGCCTTAAACATTTCATATAGTTCAACCTTTGTTTGACTTCCCTCCCACTGTGATTGAATAATACTTTCAGGAACTTCAGTTACATCCGGTAATCCTGTGTCAGGTTTTTTAATTTTTGTGTCGGTTAAATTTAAAGTATCATTAAAGAATGTAGTGTGTTCATTAATCCAAGAATTTATTTGTCCTGCAAATTGTTGAATTGTTAATGTATCATCCTCAAGTTTTTGAGTTGTATACATTTTTGCAAGTGTATTTAACTCGGCAATGTTCTGCGAATTTAATTCAATGTTAGATTCTTCAAAGAATTGGAAAATATAATTACCTATAGTTCCGATATCGGCCTGTGGTATGGTTGAATTACCAAAATAAATTAAGGCAGTTTCAGTTGTGTTAAGGAAATTTGGTGTTGATAAGGTCAATACCTGATAGGGTTGCCATTGAATTGGTTCCGTAAGTTGGGGGGCATTTGTTATATGTTGAATATATGATAACCAAACTCTTTTATCATAGTCTGTAGGATTTCCAAGTTTTAAAGCAATATCATAATTCATCAAGTTTTGAATTTTTGACATAACCAAACTATATTGGGAATCTACCATATCCAATATCATTTGTTGTCCTGTAGACTTTGGTAATGGTACACTCATCAAATCCCTAAATAATAATTGGAAATTTCTGAATTTATCGTTTTGAGTATTTTCAACACCAAACGTTTCAAGTCCAATATTGTTGCTTGAAGCGGTGATAAATGTATTTGTGAATTTTGATGATGGTTGTGAGAAGTTTAAAAATTCACTCTCCATCAAGTCCAACACACTTTTTTCAAAAACAGTAAAGACCTCTTCAAATTCAGCATAGTCATTAGTATTTGAAAATTTAAATGATGACGTACCTAAAGTATTTTTGGTGGTAAAATAACTTTCAAAATTTGGTCTAACAATATCTGTAGTATCAAAATATCCATAGTTAGGTAAAGACCAAAAAGTTCTAACAGAACCATTAAATATAGAACTATTGTTGTATAAAGGTTCAGTCAACACACCAATTGAATTAAAACACTTAAACCTTATTTCATTTTGTTGTGTACCAAATGATGGTAGGATATAATAATTTGTTTGTGGTGTTGTGGCATTTAAAGAACAACTATTAATATTTGGATTTGACTCGGGTATTGTATCAGGTATAACAACTGAATAGGTACTAATATCAATTGTTGTTGATAATCCTGTAGTGTCTAAAGTTGTTGTTGTGATGTTTGAATCCGCCAAGTTTACAACCTTCATACCGTTGTTTATGGCTTGGGTTATTTCACCGTCACTATAATTTGTGAATAGGTTTCTACCATTCAAGAAATAATTGAAACTATTAACTGTTTTGGGATAGAAACCTAAATCCATCTCAACAGTTCTTACGTTATTTGCAAAAGTTTCTTTTTGTAATGTATAGGAAAAATTACCTACAGTGTATGTTTTACTTGTGTTTGGAGTTCCCGATGTTGGGTCATACTGTCTAGCATAATCAAAATCACCCCAAATTGGACTTAGAATATCTTGTCTTTGTTGTATTTGAGTTTTGTATCTATGCCAAAGTGAACCATATTTTAATAACCAAACATATGGTAATCTATGAACTGCACCAAACTTTTTGAACGATGCAAATATGTAATCCAATGAAATTGTTGTACCAGGTTCAACATAACTCTTATATCTTTCTCTGAGTGTTGCTAACGGTAAAGAATTTAAAAATAAGTAAGCGGCTTGTTTATAAGGACTTGATTGACCTGTTTGGTCTTGTTCTACACCATACAATATTGAATTAATAAAATATGGAGTGTTTAACATTGAAGTTGTGGTATCAAATTCTATTTGACTAAAGTCCGTACTATTTGTTGGTGGAGTGTTTGATACAATACCTTCGGTAGGTAACAATAATGTTCTATTACCATATAATTGTACCAAACCTGACGATAAATCAGGTGTTTGAGTTTCAATATAATTAAATGATGTTACAGGTCTGATTTGATTATAATCAACAGGGTCTGTAAAGTTTGTTATTGTTTTAGTTGGATTATAAAACTTATAAGTTCTTGTTGTATTAAATACGTTTTCAGGACCACTTACTAATTGATATCCAACCAAATTACTTGTATCCCAACTTTCATTTGTATACGGATATAAATCAGTCACCTGAGGTGTGTTAGTAATTGTACTACTCAACATACCCTGTAAGGTTTGTAATTGAGGTTCGTCAATATAAACTGACAACGATGCCAAAGCACTTAAGTCAGCATTGTTAACACTATTATTTTGAGTACCCACATTGAAAATGTCAATCGGTAAAATACCATTAGGGTGCTCAACAGAGTTTCTTAAATAATCTGTGGTTAAATCACCTCTAATATATGTTTGCCACAATCTACCTTGCCCATCTAAAGATGAATTTCGTAATACTTCAGGAAAAGTTGTAGAATTTAATGGAGTATTTTTTAGTGTCTGAATCAGATACGGATTACTAACACCTAAACTTTGAACAATATTTCTAGCTTCTGTTGTTCCGACAAGATTAATAATATCACTTTTTTCAGGACTGTTAATTAATCTACCAAAGTTTGTATAGTAAGAATATATGGATTGTCTTTC